TGGGAAAAAGGTATTACAGCCTAGAATGGATAGAAATTTTAATAAAGGCTTAGAATCCTGGAAACAAAATAATTTAGAAAAATTATTAAATGATGAAATTACAAAAAGATTCCCTAATGAAACTCCAGAACAAAAGGAGATCAGAGAGTTAAGAAAACAAATGGAACAAATAAAACAAGAAGCTGTAAGAGAAAAATTAACAGCACAAGCAACTGAAATAGCTAGTAAAAGTGGATTACCAGCTGCATTAGTAAAATACTTTGTTGGATCAACAGAAGAAGAAACAAGATGCAACTTAGAATTATTTGAATCAGAATTTAAATCACAGCTAGATCAATCTGTAGTAGAAAGAACAAAAGGATCTACTCCTACTACTCCTACTCAACCTTTTAATAATACTACAGATCTAAAAAGCATGTCTTTTACTGATTATATGAATATGCAGTAGTAATTACTTTTCACATATATTTGAGAGCCATTAATTGATGGCTCTTTTTTTGTGCAAAAAATTAAGAAGAAGAAAAGAGGAAACAAATATGTCAACAACAAAATTAACAAACCTTATCAATCCAGAAAAATTAGGAGAATTTATAGATGCAAAGTTAACTGACTTAATCAAATTAGCTCCATTAGCAAGAGTTGGTAGAGAATTACAAGGTAATCCAGGTAATACTTTAACAATTCCAGTATATCAATACATTGGAGATGCAGCAGATTTAGCAGAAGGAGAAGCAGATACTCCAGTATTATTACAAGCTAAATCTAAACAAGTTACTGTTAAAAAGGCTGCAAAAGCTGTTGAATTAACAGATGAAGCAATTTTATCTGGATATGGAGATCCAGTAAATGAAGTAGCATCACAATTATTACTAGCTGTAGCTAATAAAGTGGATAATGATTGCTTTGCTGCACTTAGAGGAATCACAGCTTTAGTACATGCTCATACTGGAGCAGTTACTTCTGATATAGTTGCAGATGCTGTATTAAAGTTTGGAGAAGATATAGAAGATACAATGTATATATTTATGAATCCAGCTCACTATGCTGCTATCAGAAAATCTAATGACTATGTTCACATTTCAAATGGTCAAGCTAAAGTAACTGGTCATGTTGGACAAATATATGGTGTGAATGTTGTTATTTCAAATAAAGTATCTGCTAATGAAATGTTTATAGTAAAAGAAGGTGCTATAGGTATTGAATTAAAGAGAGATACAAATGTAGAAACTGATAGAGACATCTTAACTAAGACTAATGTATATGCTGTAGATAAGCACTTTGTAGCTTATTTAAGAGATGAATCTAAAGCTATAAAAGTTACTATTTCTGAATAGTTTAAAACATACTAGAGAAGCTGCTATAGCTTCTCTTTTTTATTCATTATAGAAAGGAGCTGACAGAATGGGTTTAGCAACTTTTAGAAGAAGAAGAAATATAAATCAAGCTGTAGAGCAGGAACAAGAAAAAAAGACAAAAAATGCTGTAAAACCAAAGCAGCAAAAACAAAAGAAAAAGGGTGATAAATAATGGATTTTAGAAAAATAAAATATAATTTATCATCTAATACATCTGGCAGCCTTGACAGAATAAAACTCAAATTAGGTTTAGAAGATGATGCACAAGATGATCTGTTATCTATATTCATTGATGATGCTTCTAAGCTAATCTGTTTATACATTTCTACTGAAACACTTCCAGTTAACCTTAATTTCATAGCAGAAGAAATAGCAATAAAAAGATTCAGAAAGATTGGATCAGAAGGGCTTACATCTGAATCAATAGATGTAATTCAATCCAGTTTTGAATCAGATACTTTAACAGAATACAAGCCTTTACTAGATGAATACAAGAAATCTCAATCAAGAAGATTAAGGACCTTATAATGAATTACAACAAATCTATAAAAGTATATTCCATTACTAGATCCAAAGATGGCTATGGTGGATATACAGATAAATATAATTCATATGGTAAAATCAGCTGCTCTGTAGCTCCATATACAGAATATAAAATAGATGCTAATGGTAGAGAAATAACACATCATGCTATTAAGGTTTTTAGTAGAAGCAAGATAGCTATTGATGATTTTATTTTTGAATATGATAACCAGAAGTATAAAAGAATATCTGTAACTGATTATGGTAAAGTAATTAGATATGTAATGGAGTTGATGTAGCAAATGAGATTAAATTGTGATGCTAATTTTAGTGATGTAATAAAAGAGCTTGGAATATCAGCAAAAGATGCTGTAAATGCTTCTAATAATGAAATTAAGGTAACAGCATTAGCTATAGAAAGAAATGCTAAACAAAAAGCACCAGTAGACACAGGAAGATTAAGGGGCAGCATAACTCATAATTTTAGTGAATCTATGGGTGGAGTTGAAGCTGACATAGGAACAAATGTAGAATATGCTAACTGCATTGAATATGGAACTAGGAAAAGAGCTGCTAAGCCTTTTTTAAATCCTGCTTTTAATGAAGAAACACAAGATTTAGAAAGAAGAATTGAAGCAGCAATAAGAGCTGCTTTTGCACAGGGTGGAAGGTGATAAAATGATTGATATTTTAGCTGTACAAGGTGAGCTATACAAAGTATTATCTTCTACTGGTTACAATGTCTTTGATACTGTGCCAGATGAAACAGAATATCCTTTTATCTCTATTGGTTATAGTCAATTATTAGATAGTGGCACAAAGACCAATATTGGCTATGAAATAATGCAAAATATAGATATTTTCAGTAATTATACTGGTCAAAAGGAGATAAAGGAAATCTCACAAAAAGTAATACAAACAATTAATGATAATGATATAAAAATCAATAATCTTTACTTAGATATAAAGTTAAATAATATGGTTATTCAAAAGGAAGATGATAAAAGCCAATCAGTAGAAGGTTCTACTAAAGGTAGTATATATCACAGTTCATTAATTTTAAAAATTAAAACTATAGAACTTAACAATTAATAAGAGCTTTTTTAAGGCTCTTTTTTGTTGCCAAAAAATAAATAAAGAAATGGAGAAATGACAATATGATTAAAAAAGGTATGGACATATTAATTAAACTTGGAGATCAAGCTCTAGGTGGACAAAGAAATGCATCTGTAGAAATGAGTTCAGAAACAATAGACACAACAAATAAAACATCTGGAGCATGGACTTCTAAGATAGCTGGTTTAAAATCATGGACAGTTGACTGTGATGGTGTATTCTTTGTTGATGATGCTGGATATAAAGCAGCTATTCAAGCTTTTAATGAAGGAACAGAAGTAACTGTATTAATGGCTGATTCAACTAAATCAGTTGGTTACACAGGAAAAGCTATTATAACATCTATCTCAATTGATGCCCCTTATGAAGATACTATGACATATTCTGTATCTTTTGAAGGTACTGGAGCATTGGCAGAAGTAGAAGCATAATAGTTTAAAATAACAAAAAATAGAGTAGGAGTAGGTAAAACATGACAAACACAATTATAAAAATAAACAATAAAAAATACATGATCTGCTATGACATAAATGTATTATGTCAAATGAAGTCAGAAGGGCTTGACATAATGAAATTAAATAAAGACATGGACATATTAGCAATAAGATCACTTTTTTATTATGGATTAATAAAATTCAACAATAAACCTAAATTAACTCCAGAAAAAGCAGGAGATTTAATGTCTGTTTTTCTTGCAGATGGTGGAACAATTCAAGAGATTGCAGAAATAATGTTATCAGCATTATATAAAGGTTTAGGAATAAAAGAACAATCAGAAAATGATGATATGGGGGAGTAGATCCTCCTTTTTCTTCTTTTGAAGAATATATAGAAATATTATATTCAAAACTTGTAGGAAGTATGGGAATGTCTCCAAGTGATTTTTATGGCTTAACCATTAAAGAAGCTAAATTAACATTGAATGGCTATGAAGAAAAATTAAAGCAAGATTATTATTACAATTTTATGGCTTGTTACAATGCTTTTGGTGTAATTCAAGGTGGTAAAAAGTTTAAGATCATTGATCCTTTTAATACTGATCCTGCTAATGATTCTGGATATAAGGAATCAACTTTAGAAGAAAGAGAAGACACATTGTCATTTTTATTTGACAAATTTAAATAGAAAGTTGGTGAGATAGTGCAAGATCTAAGGATGAAAATAAGGTTAGATATTTCTGCCTTTACTAGTGCTATGTCTAATGTAAGACAAGGTTTTGAAGATGCTCAAAAAAGACTAGAGAAATTTTCAAAAGCTGGAGAGAAGTTAAAAGACATTGGCAGCAATCTAACTGATAAAGTAACTAAGCCATTAATTGCAGTAGGAACTGCAGCAACTGCAGCTGCTGTAGAATCTGATAATGCTCTTACTAAAATTCAATCATCATTAGGACTGACTGAAAATGAAGCCAATGAAGTTTTAAAGACTGTAAGGACTTTATCTAAAAAAGGTTTTGACTTTGGAGATGCTACAGAATCAATTATAGCTGTTAAACAAACATTAGGTGATTTACTGTCTCCAGATGAAGTAGAAGACTTTACAACAGAAGTGTTATCTTTATCTAAAGCTTTTGATGTTGATGCACAAGACAGTATAAAAGCTGCATCATTAATGATGAGAAACTTTGGCATATCTGGTCAAAATGCAACAGATATTATAGCTTATGGTATGAAAAATGGTTTAAATGTCTCTGGAGACTTTTTAGATACATTGCATGAATATGCTCCACAAATGTCTAAATTAGGCTATACAGCAGAAGAAACATTATCCATCATAGCAAAAGGTATGGAAAATGGTGCTTTTAATACTGATAAATTGCTAGATGGTGTCAAAGAAGCTAGATTAAGATTATCTGAAATGAATGATGATGCAGCTAGTGCTATAAAGACTTTAGGGCTTAATGCTAAAACAGTTCAATCCAATATTGCAGCTGGTGGAGCAACTGCATCTGCTCAAATGAAAGAAGTTGCTCAAAAAATATCTGAAATGAAAGATCCAATCAAACAAAATACAGCAGCTACTGCTATATTTGGTACTCAATGGGAAGATACAGGAGATTCATTACTTGCAGCTGTAGCAGAAGGAAGTTCCAGCCTTGAAGGATTAGCAGGTACTGCTGATAGTGTGTCTGATACTGTTGAAAATGGATTCTCAGCTCAAATAACTGCTTTATGGAATACATTAAAAGAATTAGGAGCAACTATTGGAGAATCTTTGCTGCCAATATTAAAGGATATGGTTGATAAAGTAACTCCTATAATAGAAAAAACTGTAGAATGGATTAAAAACAATCCAGAGCTTGTATCAACTCTTATAGGTATTGCTGGAGCTGTTGCTGCATTAGGACCAGTTTTATCAGTAATAGGTACAGGAATAAGTGCAGCATCATCTTTAATGTCAATAATGAGTGTAATTGGTAGTGGTTCATTAATTCCAGTTTTTGCTGCAATGACTCCTGTAATAACTGCTGTAGCTGCTGTACTAGGTACTTTACTAGTTGCTAAGATTGGAGATAGTAACACAGCTATATTAGGGCTTCAAGAGAAATTTGGAGCATTTGGTTTCTTCTTAGGTGGCATATGTGAATATATATCTGGAGTTATTCAGTTAACCTTTGGAAATATGCTTATCATTATAAAAACAGTATTAGAAGTAATTCAAGCTGTTATAACAGGAAGATTTAAAGATATTCCAGGAATTATTAAAGAATCTGGGGCAGAGATGGAGCTTAACACACAAGAAGCAATGGACAAGATGTGTTTAACAGCTACAAGGGGTATGGATAACCTAAGAAATGCAACTGTAGAGCAATTACAAGGCACAGTTAATTCTATGCAAACTATATTAGATGCTGTACCTAATATAGTTAATGGAGAATATGAAGAAGCTTCAAATAATTTAGCAGCTCAATTAAATAATATGGACAGTCAGCAAATCAATATACTTCAAGGAATGAATGATACAACTAGAATGATGTTTAGTGGCATTCAAGAAGGAATGACAGTAGAAGAATCAGCCAAGCAAGTACAATATAACTTAGAAACAATGGCTAAGGCTGGAAAAATAGATGCTGAAACCATGCAAAAAGATGTTACAGCTGCTATGGATCTGATGAAACAAAAAATGGATGCTAAAACAGAAGAAGCTGCACAAGCTGTAGATGCTAATACAGCAGAAGCTGCACAGGCTGTAGAATCCAATACTCAAAAAGCAGCACAGTCAGCTTCAATTAATTTATTTGATGCTAAAAAAGCTATGAAAGATGCAACTAAGGGCATGGCTACTGATACAGCTTCAAATACTGCACAAGTAGCACAAGTTGCTGATTCTAACTTTAAGAAAGCTAATCAATCAATTAAACAATCAGCTGATACTATGTATAGTGATTCTAATAAATCATATACAAAGTTAGCAGAAGCTGCAAAAAAATCAGTTACTAGTATGAGTGGTGATGTTACCAGCAATGCTGAAAAAATGTCATCTAATGCTAAAAGCTCTGTAGCAAATATGAGTAATGGAGTAACTTCTTCTACTAATTCAATGGCTAATAAATCTATTAATGATTGGAGCAGACTTAGAAGTGCTTATAGTAAAACTATAACTGGTAAGATTCAAATTACAAAAACAGAGTCAACAATCCAAAGAACTCAAAGAGCATTAGCTCAATCTTTAAATAGTTTGACTGCTGCTATTAATAGTACTGGTGGATTTTCTGCTGGAGCTATTTCTAGAAATGCTGTAGCTACAAGTAATAATAATGTAAGTATCAATTTTAATGGATCTTATTCATTCAGAGATAGAAATGATATGGATTATTTTATGAGTGAAGCTGCAAAGAGAATGAAAAGGAAAATTTAATAAGGTGATGGTGTAGATGTATATAAATTATCAAAATATTTCTGACTTTAAAGCTACTTTAATAGATAGAGATATTTCTGAAAACAGCTCTAGTTCTGGTGTAAGCTGGGAAGCTGGAGCAGCATCTCCTATAGAGAAAGGAATACAAAGGGGGTTTAAAACAATCTCACTTGTATTCCTTTTTAAATGTGCAGATGATAATGATTTTTACAAAAATAAATCTAAGCTATTAAAAGAGCTGTTAAGCTGCTATATCAGTTTTTCTGATATGGATTTACAGTATAGATGCTGGTTAGATGGTATTGATTCAAATGAAAAAATAAGACCAGGAATCTATAAGACTACTGTTAACTTATTATGTGATTATGGCAGGGGGCAAACCAAAACTTATCAAGGAAAAGATACAAAAAGAATTGATGTAGAGAATTTAGGAACACATGCTGCTACTGTTTATTTAAAAATAACATCTAATAAGATAACAGAAAACATTAATATTTCTGGATTTAGTGAACCAATAACTATAACTGGTTTACCACAAGGAGATTCAATAATTATAAATTCTCATACTGGAGAAATTATCAACTTAACTGGTGAAAATTATTTTAAATATTATAATTCTTGGTCATTACCTTATTTGAATCCTGGAAATAGTCAAATAACCTTATCTACTGGTTGTGATGTAGAACTGAGCTTTAATGAATTATATTAATAAATATTGAGGTGGTAAAATGATAAAATTATTAAATGAATCAAAAGAACATGTAGCATTATTGACTAATGTTACAAATTTGAAGGTAGTAAAAGACTTAAATAGTGTAGATCAAATAGAATTCAATTTTACTGCCTCAAATGATTACAGATATGAATTAAAGTGTGAAAGATATTTAAGATTAAAAGGATTTGATAATGAATACATAATCAAAGAAGTAAATGACAATGGTTATGATATTCAAGTCATAGCTATTTGTAATATTGAAGATCTACAAGGTAATGCTTTTAAAGAATTTACTTCATTAGAGCAAAATATAAATAATACTATACTAGCTGCATTAAATGGTACTGGATGGACATATGAATTACATTGTAATACAAAGAAGAAAAGAACATTAAGAAAAAAGATAACTAATTCTTATGATGTATTATCAGATATAAAGAAAGTCTTTAGGGTTGAGTATAATTTTGATGCTTTAAATAAAAAATTATATGTATATGATACTGTAGGAGCTGATAAAGGCTCTTATTTTATGTCTGATTTAAATTTAGTAAGCTTAAATAAAGAAGGACATACTTATGACATAATTACTAGAATATATCCAATAGGTAAAGATGATTTAACTATTGAATCTGTAAATAGTGGCAGAAATTATGTAGATAATTTAGCTTATAAAAATAAAGTAATTGCTGCTTATTGGAAAGATGAAAGATACACTACAGCTGAATCATTAAGAGATGATGCAATTGCAAAATTAGCTGATTTATCTAAACCTTATATTTCTTATAAAGCTGTAATTAAAGATTTAGCTGCTATAAATGGTACTGACATACACATGTATGACATAGGAGATACTGTAACAATAGTAGACAAAAAGACTAGAACAAGAGAAACTCAAAGAATTGTTAAAATGACTATATACCCACAAGATCCAGACAATAATACTTGTGAAATAGCAAGTCATGCTCTTACTTTTGAAGATTTACAAGCTGAAAAAGATAATATATTAAACTTAGCTGGTGACACAATAGGTACTGATGGAACTATTAGTACAGATGATTTAAATGGTTCTATAGAAGTTGATGACAATTCAATTACTGGAGAAAAAATAAAAGCTGATGAAATTTCAGCACAACATATTCAAGCAAATTCAATTCAAACTAAACATCTTACAGCCAATTCTATAAGCTCTGAAAAAATTCAAGCTAATTCAATTCAAACTAAACATCTTACAGCTGGATCAGTTACTGCAACTAACATAGCAGCTGGATCAATTCAAGCTGGATCAAGTATCATTGCAAATGGTGCAATAGGATCTGCTCAAATATCAGATCTTGAAGCAAACAAACTTACTACTGGAACTATAGATACATCAAGAGTAACTGTAGCTGGACCTAATAGTAATTTAAAAATGTCTGGAAACAGATTGCAAGTATTTACTGGTATAGGATCTAAACAAGTTGAAAGAGTTTCTTTAGGTGATGTTAATGGAGATGGTAGCAAATATGGTTTATTAGTTAGGGGAGCTGATGGAAAAACAGTTATCATGGATGAAAATGGGGTAACTAATGCTGGTATAACTAATGGATCAATAACAAATGACAAAATATCTGGCAATGCTAATATTGATGGAGCTAAATTAAATATTAATAGTGTTATAACTAGAATCAATGGAGCTACTGAATCAATTTCTGGAACTAAAATAGATGTTAATGGCACTAATTTATCAGCTAAATTAAGTCAACAAGATACAACTATAACAGAACAAGGAAAGAAAATAGCTGCAAACAGTACTAGCATTACAGCTAATACAAATGCTATTAAGTTAAAAGTTGATTCTCAAACTTATACAGCAGATAAAAATAATATGAATAGTACATTAAATAAACATACTTCTGAAATATCTGCTATGAAAGATTCTATAGCTTTAAAGGTAGAACAATCAGATATTAATACAGCTAAGAAAGAGCTTCAATCAAGCATAGATACTAATAAAAATAATATATCAGCTGTTAAAACAGATGTTACTAATATAAAGAATAATGTAGCTGCTATAGAAGTTAATGTATCTGGCATAACTCAAAGGGTAAGTTCTACTGAATCTACTATCAGTACACATACAACTCAATTAGGAACAGTTGACAATAGAATAAATACTGCTAAGAATGCTGCTATAAGTACTGCTGCAAGTGATGCAACAACAAAAGCTAATAATGCTCAAAGCAAAGCATTAGCTGATGCTAAGAGCTATACAAATGGGCAAATAACAACTGTTAACAAGACTATAACAGATAAAGTTGCAGAAATTAAGACTACTACAGATTCTATAACACAAAGGGTAAGCTCTGCTGAAACTAAAGTTAATACTGTTACAGCTAATTTTAATAATTTACAAGTTGGTGGCAGAAATTTATTTCTTAAAAGTAATATAGACCAATATGGTTTGGGTAATTGGATAGGCAATAGTGGTGGAATTGGCAAGGTAGAAGGAACTTTTATTGATGGTACAAAAACTATAAAAGTTACTGGATATTCAGGTATTCAATATAATTCATTTATCAAATTAAAAAGAAATACAACTTATGTATATAGCATGATGATGAAGTCTAGTGGAAGTATGATAGTAAATAGTTCTAACCCACTACACATGTGGTTAAACACTTCTGAAACAGGTGGACAGCATTTAGAAAAAGTTATTTCTGCAAGTGGAAAATTAGAAGCAAATAAATGGACAAAGATTTGGGTTGTATTTGAAACACCAAATACACAAGATGTTTATTATATGAAGCCTTTTGTGTATGGTATTGATACTAATACTGTTTATATATCCAAGGTACAAATAGAGGAAGGGACTAAAGCTACAGATTGGACACCAGCACCTGAAGATGTTCAAGCATCTATTGACCTAAAAGCATCTAAAACTGATGTTTACACTAAGTCAGAAACTTATTCTAAGACAGAAACTGATTCTGCAATAAAAGTTGCTAAAGATAGTATTGAGCTTGGTGTTAAAAACACTTATGAAACTAAATCAAATGT